AAACCGGGGGTAAACCGAGATAACACTCGCTATACCAACGAAGGCGGGTGGTATGAGTCCGACAAAGTGCGGTTTCGCCAAGGCACGCCTGAAGTAATTGGTGGCTGGGCTAGGATTTCTATAAACACTTTTGTTGGTGTATGCCGTTCTTTGTGGAACTGGGCAACGCTTGCAGGCTTCAACTTGATGGGCGTAGGCACTAACATAAAGTTCTACGTTGAAAACACTGGGGTATATAACGACATTACACCGATTCGTTCAACAGTCACTTTAGGCGCAAATCCTTTTTTAGGCGACGGAACTACGACGGTAACTGTAACTTCTGCTTCTCACGGAGCTATCTCTGGAGACTACGTAACATTTAGTGGGACTACAGGTACTTACGCCACCCTGCTTAATAAAGAATACAGCATTGTTTCTATTCTTAGCGTCAATACATACACAATTACAACTGCTTCCGCAGTGGCTGCTGGTACTACTGGTGGCTCGGCGGTTGTAGCCGCGTATCAAATTAACATAGGTCCAGCCATTGCCACTCCACTACAAGGCTGGGGTGCTGGCTACTGGGGTAATAACACTTGGGGTAACACATCTTCCGTTACCGCATTGCGCTTATGGAGTCAAGCAAACTTTGGGCAAGACTTAATTTTTGCTCCCCGTAACGGCGACATTTATTACTGGACATTTAACTCCGTGTTCACCACACGAGGCATACCACTAGGACAACCCGGTTCTACTTTAGGTGCTGTGTCTATTACGGTGGCAACACCTGCGGTTGTTACGTTGTCTGGTTTTGCGCTAACTGAAGGCGCGGCTATTCAGTTTAACTACACTACTGGCGGCTCTTTGCCGACTGGCTTGTCTACGGCTACAACTTATTACGTATATAACTTAGTCGGGACTACGTTTAATCTTTTAAATTCATCAGGATCAGTAATAAATACTACTGGTGGCGCAGCGCTCAACGCGTATATTTCGTTACTGGTAGATGTGCCAACAACTCAAAACTCTATTGCTGTATCTGACGCATCTCGTTTTGTCCTTGCTTTTGGTGCAAATGATTACGGATCGTCCACACAAGACCCTATGTTGATTCGTTGGTCAAATCAAGAAGACCCATACAACTGGACGCCTGACGCCACAAACCAAGCAGGTAGCGTGCGTTTGTCTCATGGCTCTTCAATCATTACCGCAGTGCAGACCCGCCAAGAAATTGTGGTGTATACCGACTCCAGCGTGTATTCACTGCAATACCTTGGCCCACCTTACGTCTGGCAGTCTCAGTTGCTTGGCGACAACCTCTCTATCATGGGTCAAAACGCCGCTGTTATTGCGTCTGGCGTAATATATTGGATGGGCGTTGATAAGTTCTATGCCTATGACGGTCGTGTGCAGACTTTAAATTGCGACCTACGTAAGTACATCTTTAGCGACATTAACTTGCAGCAACGTGACCAGATTTTCTGTAGCACTAGCGAAGGCTTTAATGAAGTATGGTGGTTCTATCCATCTTCCGGCAGTAACTCTATTGATAAGTATGTGGTGTACAACTATGTTGAAAAAGTCTGGTACTACGGCACGATGGCACGAACCGCATGGATAGATACTGGCCTAAGAAACTACCCCGTCGCTGCCACATATAGCTACAACCTTGTTAACCAAGAGTACGGTTTAAACGACAATGAGTCAGGTACTGAAACAGCTATTTCTGCGTATATATCGTCTTCTGAGTTTGATATTGGGGATGGACACAACTTTGGTTTTGTCTGGCGTGTACTGCCCGACTTGACGTTTACGGGTTCAACTACCGATCCAAATGGTACGCAACCTCAATTAACTATGACCTTGTATGGACTAACCAACTCGGGGTCTGGTGTAACAACTACTGCCAGCGCAGGAGTGCAAAAAGGTACGTCTTACACAATCACCGAAACATTTACAGGACAGATTTACACCCGCATACGTGGTCGGCAAATGATTTTTAAAGCTTCTTCTAACCAATTAAGTACGACTTGGCAGCTTGGCGCACCACGAATTGACATCCGTCCTGATGGACGTAGGTGATATGGCTACAAACTCAATTATCAACCCCGCTGTTCCCAACTTACCAATTGGGCCAGAAGAGTACGAGCGTAGGTTTCAAGATCAATTTGCTAATATTTTGCGTTTGTATTTTAACCAATTAAACGGCACGTTAAATTCTTTAACCACTTCATTCACCCTTTCTACTGCGGTGTATAAAGTGGCAGATTTACCCAGTGCGACTACAGCAGGGCAGAGAACATTTGTATCAGACTCCAATACCACCACGTTTAATGCAACAGTTGTTGGTAGCGGGTCAAACACCGTGCCTGTGTTCTCCAATGGAACTAACTGGAAAGTTGGCTAAAAACTTCCCCACATGATAAACTTGATCAACCCCCACATAAAGAGGCAACTATGACCACGGTGTTTGAACGGGCGGTAAACCCCGAAACCTACATAAATGCAGTAAAAGATCCCGGCACAGCAATTAAAAATGTTGCGCCTTATGCTGCCGCCTATTATTTAGGCCCAGAAGTTGCTGGAACACTGGGTATTTCTGGAGCCGCTGGTGCTGGTCTTGCCGCAGCCGGAACATCTTTTGCTACGACAGGTAGTCTACAAAAAGGCATACAAACTGGTCTTAGCGTTTATGGCTTAGCTGGACTTGGCAACGCTGCCATGGGGGGTATTGATAGTGCTAGAACTATGGCAGCAAATGAAGCAGCCGCAGCCAATCTAGGCGTGGACGCAAATGCACGGGATATTCTTATGGCTCGAAGTGCGCCCTCCGTTGCTCCGCAACTGTCTATAGCCGATACAATTAAAGCCGGTGCAAGAGGTATAGGTTCTCTTGGGCCTAGAGATTTATTTAAATATGGTTCAGCGGCGGCTGCTCCCATGCTTTCAAGTTTAGGAGCAAGTAAAAATACAGGCAGCATGCCTTCATCAAGTGCGTCCCCCGGATACATTCGTCAGTATTACTTCGACCCCAAATCACAATCAGTTAAACCACTTGCGCCTGTACGCACCCAAGATTGGGGCGATACTACATTTGAAAGTAGAGTGCCCTATATTCCAAAATCAGCGGGCGGAGGTTTACAAAGTTCTTACGCTATGGGCGGGGTAACTAATGATGGCATGGCTGAGGGCGGTACACCCCCACCTCCACAGAATGTTGAAGATCTATACAAAAGCATCCTTGGTCGCGCCCCCGATGCGGGTGGTGCAGCATATTGGCAACAACAGTTTGGCAACACCATTGACCAGAGCGAAATTGATAACTTTAGAAAAGCAGCAAATATAGAAATAGCTAACCGCCCACCCGCCGCGCCTATTGCACCCGCTGCATCTACTACAGCCGATCAAACTACCTCACCCCAAGCAGCGCCTGCTCCAATAAGCGCCGGTATTCAATCCCTGTATCAAGAAAATCTTTTTCGCCCTGCCGATCCGGGCGGTGCGGCATATTGGCAAAAACAATTTGGTGACACGGTAGACGATACAGAACGCGCTACGTTTGCGCAGGCAGCTAAACCAGAGCAGCAAGTAGCTGATATGTATCGCAATGTGCTGGGCCGTGATCCGGATCAGGGTGGTCTTATATATTGGACTACTCGGATTAACCAAGGAGAATCGCCTTCACAAATTTACAACGAGTTTCTGGGTGCTGCACGTAAAAATCCTGAAATAGTTAATGCCAACGAGACTATTAACAAAGATTTTGCAACAGCAACTACGCCTTACACTGGTTATCGGTCAACGGATCAAACCAATGTTGTTGATGAATGGATACGCAATACTCTGGGGCGTGAGCCTACTGCGAAAGATAAAGAGCAGCCATGGTACAAAAATTTCAATGAAAATAAATCGGTTTCGGGTACTGAGCAACTTTACCGCGACTTCCAAACTTTTGCTAAAACAGATGCGGCGACTACAACTGCTCAAAAGATTAAAGATGCTACGGCTTCCTTGGCTGCAAGGGGTTTGACTGACGCGGACGTTATGAACCAAACGGGTAAAACTATTGCTGAATTAGCCGCTTCAGGCATTGACCTTACCAAAGGCTTAGCTAGTGCTTCTCAGTTGCTGGCTCCCGGCACTAAAGCTGGCTTTGATTTTAGTACCCTTAAAGCGCCTACTACTACGCCCAAAACTAACGCCCCTGTTGGCACAACAAACCCGTATGGAAATGCTACCAATCCCGGCGATATAACGCGCAATGCGGATGGTTCAACTACCGTTACGCCAAATATTCCGGGTCGCCCGTATGGTGGTTTTTCGGGTATGAAGCAAGTTCGTGATGCGTACACCGCTGGAGGAGGACAGTTAGGT